CAGTCAGGCCGATGAACACGCCGGCAATCGTCAAAGCGATCTTCTTCACAACACCCGATTTCCGAACTTCACCAGTCATCGACACCCCCAACCTTCAATCTAGAGTTTTCGTACCACGGCCACCACCCTGCCGATCACGTGCAATTCCCCGTCAGCGGCCACCGCCGGGCGCACCAGCTGGTTATCGCTGTGAATTTCCACTGTGCCATCCGGCATCGGGCGCAGCCGCTTGATCATGCCGACATCGCCCCACGCGAACGCCCAGATGCCATCACCCATGCGGGGGGAAAGTTGCGACCGGTCGATCAGGATTAGTTCCCCGCTGCGGATGGTCGGTTCCATCGAATCGCCATCACCCAGCGTCCAGAACAGGTGTTCCGGCGCGGCATGGGTAAAATGCCGCAACAGGGACCGGGAAAAGGCCCGCTTGCTTTCCACCACCGGACCATCGACGTAAGTGCCGCCCAGCCCGTATCGCAGATCGATTTCGGCAATTTCAACCAGATCGGGATCGCGCTCCGGCACTGCCGCCCGGAACGGAAGGCGCGCATCGGAAACCCCGCCGACTGGCGACTTGTCGTCCGTTTCATCCATCAGGAATTCAGGCGAAACGCCGACTTCACGGGCAATTTTGTGGATATGCTTCGAACCCTGCGAAGGATCCTTCAACAGCTTCCAGATCGCGGTTGCAGAAACGCCCACGCGGCGCGCCAGTTCGCTTTGGCTGATGCCCTGTTCGCGCATCAGCGCTTCTAGGCGGTCACTCCGGAACACCTGCCGACCCTTACAACTTTGGTAAAAGTTGGCACTGCAACTTTTCTTGTTGCGCGCAACTGCAACCACGGTTAAAGCTTCAACCATGGTTAAAGACCCCACCCCTTACGAAGCGCTGCAGAAAGCCGTCGAATGCGCTGGCTCTCAATCCGCCCTTGCTCGGCATTGCGATGTCTCGCCCACTGCCGTCTGGAAATGGGTCCAATCCAGCAAGCGCCTGCCCGCCGAATACGTCCTGCGGGTCGAAGCGGCCACCGGCGTGTCGCGCCACCACTTGCGCCCCGATATCTATCCTTTCGAAATCCATGCCCAGTCCCCTCGGTTTCTGGGGGTAGATCGGGGCAACGTCCGCGTCTCGTTCAATCGGGCGCCGGTTTCGAAGCAGGGGGTCGCGGCATGATTCCCGAAACCTTCCACCACGTTGACGCCCGCCAGCTGCAGGCCAGCTGGGATGCCGAAGCCGCCGCCGGATCATTCCGCCGCCTGATCGCCCGCGTTCGCACCATCCACGCCCAGCGCCCCGCCGGGGAACCGCCGCTGCTGGTGGGTGCGGCACTGGGGCTGGCGCTGCTGTTTGTCCTGCCCGCGCTGGTGCTGGCCGCAATCGGGGGCGCAGCATGACCAAGCGCCGCGAACCCCTGACCTATCACCGCACCCTGACCACAATCGCCGCGCTGATCGGGTGGGACCGCGCCGCCGCGATCTGCGGGGTCAGCGAGCGCATGGTGCGGTACTGGTCCGATCCGGACTGCGAAACCGAAATCCGCCTGATCGATGCCGAACGGCTTGACCGGGCCTATCTGGGGCACGGCGGCGATCATGCCCCGTTCCACCGCCTGTTCGGCCTGCGTCTGGAAATCGCCGCGCGCGATGCCGACGATGCCACCAGCCTGTGCCATCTGGCCGCTGCCGGGGCAAAGGAAGCGGGCGATGCGGTGTCCGCGCTGATCACCGCCAGCGCGGACAACAGCCCCGCCACGCGCCGCGCCGCGATCAAGGAACTGCAGGAAGCGATCAACACGCTGACCGATGGTCTGGCGGCGCTGGAATCCGGGCAGGTGCAATCATGAGCACGGGCGAAGGCATCCGCCGCATCGGCACCATCGCCGCCCCGCGCGGCCTGATCCGCTGCCCGCACTGCGAAGCCCCGGCGATCATCCGGCGCAGTGAATCGATCACCGTCACGATCAAGCACCTGGGCATGATCTGCACCAACGAAACCTGCGGCCACACCTGGCTGGCGCAGATTTCGCCGGTGTACACGATCTGCCCCAGCCACGTGCCCAACCCTGACGTCCACATTCCCGCCGCGCCGTCTGAACTGCGCCGCTGGCACAACCGCCCGCTGCCCGGCGGCGAAGCCCCCGATCCGGACCAGTTCGACATGTTCGAAGATCCGGCACCGCCCGAACCCCACGCCGCCAGCGGCTGATCCGGCCCCGGCCACCTCGATTCCAGTTTGCCCCGAACAACACCGCCGGACCCGATCCGGCGCGCGGAGAAGTCATGCCTCAAGTTCCCCCCAACCTTGCCCAGCAGAACGAACGGTTTCTGGCCGCGATCCTGCGCGAACTGCTGCGCAATGATCGCCTGCCCCCGCGCTGGACCTGGCACCAGATGCGCGCCGAATGCCGCCGCCTGGGGCTTTCGGCATGAACGACGCCGAATTCTCTGGCCAGATCGTCCGCGCGCTGAAGGACGTGTTCCGGTTCAAGGCCGAACGCGGCAGGTGGCTGCAGCAGGGCCAGTGCCCCGATTGCCAGAAGTGGGAAGCGTTCTGCGCCGCCGAAAACCCCAAGGTGGTGAAGTGCAGCCGCACCGATAAATGCGGGTGGGAAGAAAGCGTCCGGCAGATCCTGCCCGACCTGTTCGAAGACTGGTCCAAGCGGTTCGAACCCACCGCCGAAGCGCCAAACGCCACGGCTGACGCGTACCTGCAGCACGAACGCGGGCTGGACCTGCGCGGTCTGCGCGGCGCGTACACCCAGGAATACTATCACGACAAGAAACTGAACGCCGGGTCCGCCACGGTGCGGTTCGAACTGCCCGGCGGCAGCTGGTGGGAACGCCTGATCGACCGGCCCGGCCGGTTCGACAAGAAAGCCCGGTTCAAATTCGGCGCGTCTTACGCGGGCCACTGGTGGCAGCACCCCGAAGACAGCTTTGCCGATCTGGCCACGGTTGATGAACTGTGGATCGTCGAAGGGATCTTAGATTGCTCTGCGCTGCGCCAGCACTTCCCCGCTGGTGACCCGAAAACCGGGATGCCGCGCCGCGCCGCCGTTTCGGCGATGTCGACCAACAATTACCCCGAACAGTCGCTGAAGGAACTGCTGGCCGCGATCGACAAGGCGCACATTGCCACCCGCCCGCGCCTGGTCTTCGCGTTCGATGTCGGCAAGGCCGGGGTCAGCTTCACCAAAAAGTACGTGAAGCAGGCCCGCCGCGAAGGCTGGGATGCGACCGCCGCGCAGGTGCGCCCGGACGGCGAAGGCAACAAGCTGGACTGGAACGATCTGGCGCTGCGCCACCAGCAATGGCGCGATGATCTGGACACCGCCCCGCTGGGGCCAAAGCTGTTGGACGAATACCTGTGGAACGGGGCGGTCACCATCGCCGAAACCCCGCGCGAAAAGGCCCGCCTGATCCAGAAGCGGCGCGGCCTGATGGCCTTCGACATGCGGTTCGAAAACCGCCTGTTCTGGGTCAAGACGATCTTCGACAAGGAAACCGACCAGACCGATCTGCAGCTGGACGAAATCGCCAACTGCGCCTTCCGCATCCTCTACCGCGAACGGGACGAGGCATCGGACGAAACGAACTACTTCCTGCAGGTCGATTTCCCGAACAACACCCCCACGGCCAAGGCCCGGTTCAGCGCCGCCTGCTGCAGCGCCAGCGGCGAATTCAAGAAACGCCTGTTCGCCTTTTCCGGGATGTGGTCCGGATCGCAGGACCAGCTGGACCGGCTGATGCGGGCGCAGACCCGCACCCTGAAGACGGTCGAACCGCTGCACTTCACCGGATACAGCGCCGCGCACAAGGCATGGGTGCTGGGCGATATCGCGGTGCGCGAAGGCCGGCTGATCCGGATCAACAGCGAAAACTACTTCGATTTCGGCAAGCAGGCGGTGAAGCTTGGCACCACCGAACGCCTGCTGGATATCCAGTACGATCCCGATCAGCAGGACTTCAGCTGGGTGCAGGATATCTGGACCGCATGGGGTCCGCGCGGGCTGGTCACGCTGGCGTTCTTCACGATGTCGCTGTTCGCCCAGCAGATCCGCGAACGGCAAAAGACGCTGGGCTTCCTCGAAGTCACCGGCCCGCCGGGATCGGGCAAGACCACCCTGATCGAATTCTGCTGGAAGCTGCTGGGCCGCACCGGATACGAAGGGTTCGATCCGAACAAGGCCACCACCGCCGCCATCGCGCGCAACTTTCAAAAGGTGGCGAACCTGCCGGTCGGCCTGATCGAAGGCAACCGCGACCAGCAAAAGACCAACGCCCGCCAGTTCGATTACGCCGAACTGCTGACCCTGTACAACGGGCGCTCCCCGCGCAGCACCGGCCGGAAATCGGGCGGCACCGAAACCTTCGAACCGCCGTTCCTTGGCTCGATCTACCTCATGCAGAATGAGCGGATCGACGCGATGGACGCCGTTCTGGAACGCCTGATGTCGTTCCATATCGACAAGGCCGGGTGGAGCGAAGCGACCAAGGCCGCCGCCCTGCGCGTGGAAAGCTGGCCGATGGATCAGGCGTCCGGGTTCATCATCCACGTGATCCGCGCCGAAGCCGCCTGGCTGAAGTTCTACTTCGACCGCTTCCAGCATCACGATACCGATATGCCGCGCCGGGTGGCCGGGCTGCACAACAGCCGCCCGGTGAAGTGCCATTCGCAGCTGGCCGCCGCCGTCGAAGCGCTGGGGCACCTGCTGCCGGTGAAGCCCGAATGGATCGCTGAAACGGTCAGACTGGTGGATTGGATGGCGCTGGACCGCCAGCAGTCGTCCGGCGCGGATCACCCGCTGGTGCAGCGGTTCTGGGAACAGATCGAATATCTGGAATCGCTGGAAGAAGACGGCGCCAGCCGCCCGATCAACCTGCACCGCAAGCCCGATCAGCTGATCGCCATCAACCTGCCCCATTACGAAGACCGCTGCCGCCACCGGGGCGTCCAGTCGGTCCCCACCGATCAGCTGCACAAGCTGCTGTCGGGTTCGAAAGTGCGCAAGTTCGTGGACCGCAAGCCGGTCAACTGCGCGGATGACAGGGTGCGCCACTGCTGGATTTTCCAGCACCCGCGCGGCACCGGCACAGCGGCGGACGTGGTCTGATGCCCGTGCTCGCCCCCCTGCGGCTGCTGCCCGGCCACGATGCGCCGCTGACCAATCCGGACGCGATCCGCGATCACGCCGCCATCCTTGCCGCCGCGCAGGCCGCGCACGATCGCCGCGCCGAAGCATACCCCGCGCTGGTCGAACGCGGCCAGCTGGCACCAGACGATGCCGCCGCCGATATCGCCGCATGGGCCGCGCTGGTGGCCGAATGGCACTGGATCAACACCGGGCGCGGCGCTCCGCCCGCCAGCTGGACCCTGTTTGACCGGATCGATGCGGTGGACCGCGCCGCCGATCGCGCGCGCCTCGCCCTGTCGCGCAACCGCCGCAATGCCGATCTGCAGCGCCAGCTGGACCTGTACCTGGCGATGCGCTGGCACCTGTCGCGGCTGCGCTGGGGTGATCCCGAAGTGCACTTCATGGCCAGCATTGGCCACGCCTACCGCGCCACGCTGGCCGCCTGCCCCACCTGCGAACGCCGCCGCGAAGATCCGCGCACCGCCAGCTGCACCCGCACCGATTGCGGCCTGCCGCACCCCCGAATCCAGCCTGCCGAAGAAAGGACCGCCGCATGATCAACCGCGCCCAAATTCACCCGGCCCA